TAGGAGTTACTATGTCAGAGAAACATTACGTCGTTTCATTAAAAAAGGGAGTAGACAAAGATGAGTTCCTAGCAGAACTTAACAGAGATACTACGGCTGACAGCACCGTTGATAGTGCAATTATTCCAGATAGGCAAGTGCAAAATGTAAACACCAGACCTTCAAGTAAACGTATTGTAGAAGTAGAACTATCAGATGAAGAAGCACAATCATTACAAAATGATGCTAGAGTTTTAGGCGCAGAACTTCCTTTGGAATGGGACGATGAATGGGCAGACTATCAACAAGAATTAGTAAACATAAGAAATAGTGGTAGTACCACAAGAGATAATTGGGCGTTTGCAAGACACGTTGTTGAAAATGATCCTTGGACTAGTGCTACTGCGGGATTAGATCTAGGTGGCACATATGATTACCATTTAGATGGTACAGGTGTTGACTATGTTCACCAAGAAACTAAATTTAGATTTGATCACCAAGAATGGAATGACAGAGATGGCAACAGTCGTTTACAACAATTTCAATGGAACACACTTCCTAATTGCAGTGGTGCAGGTACAATAGATTATAGTAGTGTTTCTGGTTCCAGTTACCATGCAACGCATTGTGCAGGCACAGCCGTAGGACAAAAATATGGTTGGGCAAAAAATGCCAACATTTTTTGTTTAGATATGAACAGTATAAGTTCTAGTTATTGGTTTGATGCTATCAAAGAATTCCATAAAGCAAAAACACCAGATCCTATCACAGGTGTTAAACGACCTACCGTGGTAAGTGCAAGTTGGGGATATAAAGCATATTTTACTAATATAACAGAAATTAATTTTAGAGGTAGTAATACAGGAAGTACTACAAAATCATCTCAGTATGGAATGATAGGTGATGGTTCAAATAGATTTAACGCAAACTTATACAGTCTTAATGTAGAAGTAGAAGAAATGCAAGACGAAGGTGTAATTTATTGTAAGAGTGCAGGTAATCAATTTCAAAAACTTTGTTATTCAGATGACATAGATTATAATAATTATATCACAAGAAGTTTTAGTTCAGGAGGAATTACAGCAGGTAATCCTGTGTACTATAACAGAGGTGCAGGTAATATTGGTCCTGACACTATTGTTTGTGGTAATTTAGATAGTGCATATTACAATAATTCAGAAGCAACTAACACATCAAGTGACAAAGGTCCAAGAGTAGATATATGGGCCGCTGGAACAAATATTGTTAGTGCATACAATACATCAAGTAGTGCTATTGCAAGTCTAAGTGGTACAAGTATGTCTACACCACAGATTGCTGGATTATGCTGTTTATTATTACAACTAAATCCAGGTTGGACACCTGCACAGGTTAGAGAGTGGTGGCATAAAAATAGTTTAAAAGATTTAATGTGGCAAGGTAGCACAGACGAAAATAATCCTGCTACATTTTTTTCAAACAATAGAAGTTTAATGAATGGATCTAATAGGATTGCGTATTTTCCTTACGCAGGACATCGAGCATTTAGAAGGTATAATCAATAATGGAAAAAGAATATATTGTAGTTACTGTGAAAGGGGTTGATGTTGCAGAAATTGATTCGCAATTACAAAGGGACACTTCTGGTGATGGTGCTGTTCCTAATACTATTCCTGGTAGAACTGTGGACGTTGTCAATGCTCGTGCATATAATAACAGGATGACACACTATAATCTTACTGATGAAGAAGCACAAACACTTTCAACAGATGCAAGAATTTTATCTGTATGTGAGAAACCTTTAGAAGAAACACAAGAACTTTATGCTACGCAATCAGGTAACTTTCAAAGAACAACATCAGATACACAAACTTCTGTTAACTGGGGGTTATGGAGACATATTCAAAAAGCACTAGGCGAACCAGATACTAGTTCAACTACTTTTACACAAGATTACACATATACACTAGATGGTACAGGTGTTGATTTAGTTATTCAAGATGATGGAGTAGATCCAACAGGACATCCTGAGTGGGAAGATTATGCAGGTAATACAAGATTTAATCAAGTAGATTGGTATCAACTTACAGGTATGTCAGGTACTATGCCTGCAAACTTTTATTCAACTGGCACAGGCGATTCAAATAGAGCAGGCGCACATGGTAGTCACTGTTGCGGTATTGCCGCAGGCAAAACATATGGCTGGGCCAAAAACGCACAAATCTATAGTATGAGAATTTTCGGCGGCACTGGTTATAGAATAGATACAGATAGATATGATCTAATAAGATTATTTCATGAACAAAAACCAGTTGATCCAAACACTGGATATAAACGTCCAACAGTATGTAATCAGAGTTGGGGATACAGTTGGTTTTATAGAAATAGTCAATTTGGCAGTGAGCCAATGACAGCAGTTTATTTTAGAGGAGTAGATCAAAGCAGAGCATCAGCACAATGGACCAGCGCCGACTCACAGTATGGAATGGTAGGATCAAGACATCCTATGGAATATCTTCCAGCAGATGTTGAACAAGAACAATTAACAGATGCAGGTGTAATTTGTGTCAAAGCGGCAGGTAATGGATATCATCCTTGTGCCGGACAAGAGACAGGACAATACGGAAGTACAAGATATAATAGTTACTATACTATGGGTACTACTTGGGCAGGATACATTAGTTCGGGAAATCCTATCTATTATAACAGACCAAGTTCACCACATTCGTTAGATACAGTATGGGTTGGAAATATAGATTATACAAAATTTGGTACAGAAGAGATGTTAGCAGAATCAAGTGAACGTGGTGAAAGATTAGATATTAATGCGGCTGGTAGTGAAATTACAAGTGCTACAAGCACAACATCTGTTTACAGTGGAAGACAATTACACCCAGATAGTGGTTCACATTATATTGCAAGAATAAGCGGAACTAGTATGGCGGCTCCACAGGTTGCAGGCGTGGCTTGTTTGTATATGCAGGTAAATCCAGGTGCTACTGCGGCGGACTTTAAAGACTTTTTAAATAAAACAGCAAAAGAATACTTGTATGATACTGGTGGAGCAGATGATTACGTATATGCTAATTCAACACCAAGATTATATGGTGGTACAAAAAAAGTATTATATTTTCCGTTAAACAGTCCTAATAAACTAAAATACGGAAATAACAGCGGGTTTGACAAAGGATAAATATAATAGAAGGTATAAAAAATGGCAGTACAAACTATTAATATTGGAACACTAGCAAACGACGGTACAGGTGATGATCTGCGTGAAGCGTTCATTAAAGTTAATCAAAACTTTGATGATTTAGATCTTAGAGCACCTGAAAGTACAACTGTGGTGAATACAGGAGCAGTTGGAGAAGGAATTTTTTCACAAAAAGTAGGTGCTGAAATACAACTAAAAAAGTTAGTATCAGGTTCTAATATTACATTAACAAGTTCTGCACAAGGTATTACAATTAATGCCTTAGGTGGTTTACAACAATTAGTAGTTGTTTCAGACAATGGATCTATTATTGCTACAGAAGGCAGTACTGTAAGAATTCAAGGTGGTACTGGTGCTAGTACAAGAGTTGTAAATGATACTGTTTTTATAGATAGTACAGCAGAAGTAAGCACAGATACAACTCCAGTGTTAGGTGGAAACCTAGATGCCGCTGGTAATGATATTTCAAATGTAAATACACTTACAGCAAGTAACTTTAGCGGTGTACTTACTGGTAATGTAAATGGTTTAGTTTACGGAATAGATATTAGAAGTATTGAACCAAATACTTCGGGTTTTGATTTTGGTACACTAGACAATAATATGAGAGGTTTTAGCGATTGGTTGTTATATGAAACTGATATCGATTTCAACCTTGTTGACGGTGATGGAGGTTTTGTAAATCCTGGACCTGATCCAAGAAACTTTGATGCAGGATTATTAACGTAGGAATAAATTATGGCAACATTAACAATTACATCTAATGGTTTACCGAGTCCAGCAAATTTTGGAAAACCTTTTGGCTCTAATGCTTTTTCACCAAGTGCAAATGTAGTAAGTGCTCAAACTTACAATTACAGTTTTACATACAGAGGCGGAGAAAATACTGCTAATCCACAAGTAACAGTTCCGTTAACACCAATGGGCATTATGAACAATGGTGTTGTATTTTTTAATCCAAGTGCAGGTATTGGACAAGTTCCACCAGGACTAGATCCTACATCAGATGCACCTGGTACAGGGTTCGAATATAATGCAGTAAACTTTAGATCTAACTATGGCGGAGATGACGCAGGAGGTTGGCCAGAAACAACAGGACAGTATCATTATATGTCTGCTATGTTTTTAAATTTACCAACAGGTAGTTCAGAATCCAGTTCGGCTTGGGATACAACAATGGTTGCCACAAATGCTTCACCAACACCAACATATTATACTGGTACAAATTTTAGTGGTGATCATTTTAGACACGCAGACGGACACAGTAAAATTTTAGGTTATTGTTTTGACGGTTATCCTATTTACGGTCCTTTTGCATATTCAGATTATAACGATCCTTTATCAGTGGTAACAAGAATGACAAGTTCATACACAACTTTTTCTACAGAGCCAGCAGGTAGAGGTTACTTATATGCTGAAAAAACAGCAGGCACTTTTGTTAACGATTTTGAATATCAAATAGGTACAGGTACACTTGATGAATACAACGGCAGATATGCTAAAACTCCAGAATATCCAAACGGAACTTATGCTTATCATGTAAGTGTTGATGCTAGTTTACAGCCTGTATATCCATACATAGTAGGTCCAAGCACAAAACAACAACGTGTAGTTTAATAGCATTAATATCCGATAAATACTACTGTTAGAGGATAAACAATGCCAGCACCAAATTGGACACAAAGATCAGGGTATAATTTAGGAAACTTACAAGAAAGAGTAACCACATCTATTGCTCTTCCCTTGGATCCTACCACTCAGACTGGAACAGATTTTAATCCTACAAACGGTGCATTAAGTTTACAACCACAACCTCAACTTACAAACGGTACAGATTTAACAACAAATATCTATATTAATAGAGATGGACACCCAGATAATTTAGGCAATATTCCTACAGTAGGTGATTGGAATGCAAATAATCCAGCAAGTAATCATCAATTAGAAGTAAGTGTAAGGGTGCCTACTATTCCTGCTCTAGCAAATAAACAAGTACCTGTTGCAATTATTTTACACGATGAAAATAACATACAACCTACCAATAATATTCAAAACTGGGAAAACTATGTAGGTGACCACATTATTGTTGCTCCTAAATATGTCAACCCAATAAATGGCATGGACGGATGGGTAAGTGTTAGGAATATAGGAGCGGCCATTCCTGCTGTTGAACTAATTGAGTCTTTGATTAAAAAATTAAAAGGGTTTTACAATGTTGACTCTAACAGATTTAGAATTATTGGTCAAGGTGTTATTGGTGCAGAAATAGCCAGTTACATTGCCGCAGAAAGTCAAGATCCTGATATAGATTTTATTTCAATGCACAGGTTTGGACTGTCTAGTCCACAGTATAGAAACGGTGCATATTATAGACCACAAGATTTTTATGCAAATAATCAAAGTGGATTTACAGCAGATAGATTTAATACTGCGGTTACTCCACTTGTAGGCAGAAGAATATTTACTTTAGATGCTACTTCAAATCAGAATGTTCCTTACAATGGTGGAACATATAGTGATAGAACATTTTTGTCCGCACAAGAATCTACTTTTAGATGGGCACAGAGTCAAGGTTATACAGGAACACAATTACCTGACTCCGGAAGTTTACTAGGACAATATCCAAGTGGATTTGTATATTTTTATTCATATCTAGGTGGTAAAGTAATTCACTATAAATTAGATGGTGGTAATGCTTCTTTAAATCAATTTGATTACGAAGTTGTAGCAAACGCATTAAGATATAATCAAGAAACAACTCCTCCAATATTGCTTAACAATGGTTCCATTACATCAGTTGCGTTAAACACAGATGTTGTTACACTTATCAGTGGTAGTTTACCAGATGGTATGCGTCTAGAAGGAAGTAAAATTATAGGCACACCATTTGAAGTGGCAAGAGACACTACATTTGAATTTGTATTAAGAGCCAGTAATTCAGATGGTGTAAGAGACAGAACATTTACAATTAAGATAGATGGTCCTGACGCTCCTGTATGGAGTACAAATGAAGGTTTATTATCTATAGGTCCTAACAGTAGTTTTTACATCTTAGATAGTAGCATTGTTGACTTTCAACTTTCTGCTATTGACAGTGATATACCGGCAGGTGACAAATTAGAATATTTTATAGGTGATGATGATGGAGAATTACCTCCAGGAATACAATTAACAAGTGACGGAAGATTAGTTGGAATAGTTGATCCTATCTTAGCATTAGATAAAAATGCAGGCAGTGGTTACTATGATACAACACAGTTTGACAGTTATGCATTTGACTTTGGTTTAAGAAGTGCTAATGGTTTTGAAAGTTATTACTATGATACAACTGGATATGACTATGCTATTCCTACACAAAGCAGAAAGAAACTTAATAGATATTATGAATTTATTGTAAGTGTAAGTGATGGTGACACAATTACAAAACGTAAATTCCAAATTTATGTTGTAGGTGACGATTTCTTACGTGCAGATAATACTGTTATGCAAGTAGGCACAGGTATATTTACTGCTGATAACACTTACCTAAGAGCACCTGTTTGGTTAACTCCTGCAGACCTAGGTTACAAACGTGCAAATAACTATGTAACAATTTATTTAGATGTGTTTGATCCACAAACTATTTTAGGAAAATTAAGTTATCAATTAGAATCAACAAATGATGACAACAGTCCAAGTATACTTCCTCCAGGTATGGTATTAGATGTATCTACTGGAGAAATAGCAGGTCGTGTTCCTTATCAACCAGCAGTTACAAAAGAATATAAATTTACTATTGCGGCACAAAGATTTACTTCTATTAATTCAACATTACTTGCAGAAAAGAAAAAAACATTTACTGTAAAAGTATTAGGTGAAGTAGAAAGCACTATTACATGGAATACAAATGCAGACCTAGGTTCTATACAAGCAAACTTTATTAGTACTTTTAGTGTAAGTGCAACAACTAACGTACCTAATGCAAATTTATTGTATAATATTACAAGTGGTAGATTGCCACCTGGACTTAGATTAAATCTAAATGGGGAAATAATAGGTAAAGTAAGACAGTTTGCTTCTGGCACAGATTTAGGTTTAACAACTGTAGATGAAAATGACTTTACATTAGATGGTGGCACAACTACATTAGATAGAAAATTTATTTTTACAGTAGAAGCAAAAGACAGATTTGGGTTTAGTGCAACTACTAGAACATTTAATATAATTGTAAATGATCCTGACAATATTACATACAGTAACTTATTTGTAAAACCTTTCTTAAAAGAAACACAAAGACAATTATACAAAAACTTTATTGGTGATAGTAATATTTTCTTACCAGGTTCTATTTACAGACCAAATGACATACAGTTTGGTTTACAAAAAGATATTAAAATGTTAATTTATGCTGGTATTGAAACAAAAACAATAAGAGAATATATTGCCGCAACAAGAAAAAATCACGCAAGAAAAAGATTTAGATTTGGAAGTGTTAAAACTGCTGTTGCAAAAAATATAGGTTCTACTGAAACAGTTTACGAAGTAATATATGTAGAAGTTATTGACCCTTATAAAAATGGTGGCACAGACAAAGTTGCAAGAAGTTTAAAAATTAACAATAAAAATAAAATTACTGTTAATAGTGTTGAAATGGAAACTAAAGATGATGTTACTAAAGAAGGTTCAGGAGAAGCAGTATTTGAAATAAGAAATAGTATAGGACAGTTAATACAAGTACGTGCTTTAGGTAGTGATTTAGAAATTATCACACGTAACGGAATTGTGGTATATGATGCAAATGGAGTAATTCAAGTAACCACACAAAATGGTGCAGAACTTACAGTTGGACAAATTACAACTACTAGAAGTGATCCGTTTAGATTTAGACCTAAATATAATACACTTAAAGTAGACAGTGATGCTATTAAAATAAGTGATCCTAACGATAATACAAGGTATATAAGTTCAGTGGATAATATGCGAGATAATATCAGTGAAGTTGGTATTACAGAAGCAAGTTTCTTACCGTTATGGATGGCAACTTCACAGGGTACTAATGTCCAACAATTAGGTTACGTTACTGCGGTGCCTTTATGCTATTGTAAGCCGGGTACTAGTCAGCAAATTCTGTTAAATATACAAAACAGCGGGTTTGATTTTAAGAATATTGACTTTGAAATTGACAGATATCTAATAGATAGCACTCAAAATAACAGCAATGAGCAGTATATCAAGTTCGGTAATTATAGATATAATGTTTAATACAGATAAATAAGTACGTTAGAGAGGATAAACTATGCCAAGTAATATAGATAATACAAGTATTGACGCAACGTTTCCGGTAGCAGGGCAGGACAACGATTCGCAAGGTTTTAGAAATAATTTTAATACCATTAAAAACAACTTCACTGCGGCTAAAAACGAAATAGAAGATTTACAGACTAATACTGCAAAGTTAAACACTTCAAACAACTTTCTTGGCAATGATCTAACAGGTGCTAACTTAATTGGTAATAGTGAAAAGCATTACGCAGGTGGTACAGTAGTTGCTCCACAAGATGTTAGTTTTACTAATGGTAACTTCCAAACATTTACAATTGGTGGTAATATTACTTTAACTTTAAAAGATTGGCCTGCAACAGATAAACTAGGAAAGATTAGAGTACAACTCCTTGATACATTAGGAGACAGTACAGCAAGAACAGTAACTTGGGCAACTGAAGGTGGAACTATTAAAAAAGGTCCAGGTTTCCCAGATCCATTTGTTGTTAATAGCAACCAAGATCCTTTAGTAGTAGACTTTTGGACATTTGATGGCGGTACAACTGTTTACGCACAATACGTTGGTCAATTCTCGTAAGAGGATAAACCATGGATCACCCATTAATTGATAATTTAACCGATCTCACCGACGAGCAACTTACAGATAAATCTGTTAAATTAACAAAAAAATTTTTCCAAACACGTAATCCCCAAGCACAAAGACAAATCCAGATTGTTTTAGATTCTATTAAATTAGAACAAAGAGACAGAATGGAGAAAAAACGGTTAAACAACCCTAATAAAGATCTTGACAATTTAATCAACATCGACTAAAATAGTAGTATGCTTATGAAAACAGATTCCTTAGGTGTTCCGCGATTCACCAATAAAGATTTATTAGATTTAATCTACACAGGCAATATTGATAAATGCCATGTTGTTCTTTGTGATCCATCTGATGATGTTGATAAGTTTAATCAATTCAGCGAAGAACAGGGTTTAGGAAAATTAACCAAATATGTTCCAATTGACGTAGATAAAACTACTTTTGATAATGCTTGTCAAAGCGAATGGTTCATGCCAGACAAATATAAGAATTTGGATATTAATACACACATACTAACACGTTTAATGGAACACTTACAAAAAGATGATGTAGATGAAGTAACAAAAAGTAAAGAATGGAATAGAGCATTTGAAGAAATACAAGAATTTGAAAGACGCGATATGAAAAATTTGCTTAGATATATGGTGTATCTAGTAGACTTTATGCGTGAAAACAACATAGTTTGGGGTGTAGGACGTGGATCAAGTGTAGCAAGTTATGTCTTATACTTAATTGGAATACATAGAGTAAACTCAATCCAGTTTGACTTGGATTGGCGTGAGTTCTTGAGATAAATACGTACATAATAGGAGAACTAAAATGGCAATGAAACAGACAGGTCGTAAAGTTTATAAAACTATGCAAGGTAAATCTTTAGACATGGATTTATTAAGACAAAAGAATGAACTTACACCAGCAGTTGGAAATGCTAGAGTTAATGCACGTGGCGACGAATTAGGTCCAGGTGGCAAAATTATTAAAAAGAGAGATGAAATCTTAGACGAGTACTACAGAGATAATCCTCAAGCCGCTCCTGACGAAAGTCCATCACGTGGTATTGAAACTCAACCAGAAGAAACAACTTCTACTCCAGAACCAGTTGTCGAAGCAAAAGAAGAAGTAGTTGAAACTTCTTTAGATGCAGAGATGAATGCTATAGATAAAGAAGCAGAAGAAACAGGTACTGAGTGGGTTGAAGACGCTGACGGCAATTTTGTAAAGAAAAAATAAGAGGTGAATATGTTAAACGCTCAAGCAATGGCGGGAGGTACACGACCTTCGATTAGTATTGTTAAGGGTAGCCTAAGACCTTTAAAAAATCGTGTAATTGTTAAAGAAATGAACTTTGGTGAAATGAAAACCAAAGGTGGATTAATACTTCTATCAGATGATGGTAAAGATCACGGAATCAAACCACGTTGGTGTCAAGTAGTTGCTAAAGGCAAAGACAACAACGATGAGTATGAAGTAGGTGACTGGATTCTTGTTGAACATGGACGTTGGAGCAGAGGCTACAATGTTAAATGGGACGATGAATCAGAACCTACTATGATGAGAACTGTAGAAGCAGAGAGTGTGCTTTTATGGACCAACGAGTATCCAGACGAAGGATACATATCTGACAAATAGAGGTAAAATTGAAAAACATAGATTTACAAAAATATAAAGACTTCGTCAAAGAAGTAACTAGTAAAGAATCAAACAGTACTATGGTTCTTAACAACAAACTAATTGACCTAGAAAAAGAATCAGGTGTAAATTTAGCATTACTGCTTACAGGCTCAATTGGTATTGCAAGTGAAGGAGGAGAGTTTAGTGAAATTGTTAAAAAATGTATCTTCCAAGGTAAACCTTTGGATGATGAAACTGTATTTCATTGTAAACGAGAACTTGGTGACATTATGTGGTATTGGGTTAATTCTTGCCGTGCTCTTGGTTTGGACCCTAACGACGTAATTGCTGAAAACGTGAACAAATTAAAGTCACGTTATCCAGGTGGCGAGTTCGACGCTTACTATTCAGAAAACCGCAAAGAAAACGACCTTTAACATACATATTAGTATGAACTATAATGCAGACGACATCGTTGTTCTAGATGATATTGTACCAAATTGGTTACATGAAGATGTGGTTAAAAACATTCCCCATACTCCAGTTACTTTTGGTCATAGAGGATTAGGTCCATATCAAGGACATCAATTCTTTAGCAATCAATGGACACATGAACAAATAGAAAATGCTCCTTGGCAACTAAGAGCAGTATGGTCTGCGTTTGAAAGTCAAAAGAAAAAGATTAGTGAACGTGTCGGCGACATTGAATTAAATCAAATCCAAATTAATATTACAACTAAAAACTTAAATGGTGGACTACACGTAGATAGTACAGAAAATGTACCAGCATACACTATGGTATATTTGGTTCATGGTGATTCTGGAATGGATTTTTGGTCTGATAATCCAGACAATGGTGGAAAGATGTTTAAAGAAGTTCCATATAAGTCCGGACGTTGTATAGTTTTTCCTAGTAGATATATTCATAGAGGCTTACCCACAATTGAAATAGAACCAAGAATTAGTATTGGTTATGTTTTTAGTGGTGTAACGACACCTTTTGCTCGTTCTAGAAATATTATCATGCCAATATTTGAAGATGAACAAGCAAAAATAATTCAGTAATTTACTTGACTTATTAACAAAAGTATTATATACTTAAAATATTAAGGAGTGTAAATGTATTTTCCACGTAAAAACACAGGTATTGGTACTGCTGGTGCAACAGGAATCGCACTTATGGTATTACACATAACTGGTTATCTTACAGGTTGGGCATGGCCAATTCTTTATGTGATACTTATAGTAATGGGTATTGGTGAAGAACAGGAAAAACGTAAATGATAGGAATTACGTTTTCATCATTTGACTTATTTCATAGTGGTCATGTTGCTATGCTTAAAGAAGCCAAATCAAAATGTGATTACCTAATGGTTGGATTACAAACAGATCCAACAATAGACAGACCAGAAAAAAATAAACCAATCCAAAGTGTATTTGAACGATATGTTCAATTAGAAGGTTGCAAATATATTGACGAAGTTATTCCTTATGCAACAGAACAAGATTTAATTGATATTTTATTAACTTATAAAGTTGATGTTCGTTTTATTGGCGAAGAATACCAAGGAAAAGAGTTCACTGGTAAGCAACTTTGTATTGACAAAGGCATTAATATACATTATAATAAAAGGCAACATTCATTTAGTACAAGTGGATTACGTAAAAGGATAAAGGAAGTATGAAAGAACTTTGGGTAGAAAAATATCGTCCTAAAACAGTGGACGGATATGTGTTTAGAGATGAACATCAACAAGCACAGGTAAAAAAGTGGATACAAGAAAAAACTATTCCACATTTATTGTTTAGTGGTAATGCAGGTATTGGTAAGACAACACTTGCAAAACTGTTGTTTAATGAACTAGAAATAAATGATTTAGATATACTTGAAATAAACGCAAGTAGAACAAATAGTGTTGATGACGTAAGAGATAAAATTGTAAACTTTGTGCAAATGATTCCATTTGGAGAGTTTAAAGTTGTATTACTTGATGAGGCAGATTATCTAAGTCCAAACGCACAGGCGGCACTACGTGGTGTTATGGAAGAGTATCATACTACTGCAAGATTTATTTTAACTTGTAACTATCCTAATAGAATTATTCCTGCACTACATTCAAGATGCCAAGGTTTTCATATTGCAAAAATAGATCAAACAGAGTTTACTGCTAGAGTGGCAAAGATTCTAATTGATGAAGGTGTGCAACCTGATTTAGATATACTTGACACTTATGTAAAAGCAACATATCCTGATTTACGTAAATGTATCAATATGGTACAGATGAATTCACAAGAAGGTAAACTACTTGCTCCTAATGAAAGTGATAAAGCAGAAGCAGATTGGAAACTTGATATGGTCGAACTGTTTAAAGCAGGTAAGATCAGTGAAGCAAGAAAACTTGTTTGTGGTAGAGCAAGAGCAGAAGAGATGGAAGAAGTTTATCGTTGGTTGTATGATAATATAGAATTGTTTGGTGATGAAGAAAAACAAGACAAAGCAATAATGATTATTAAACAAGGACTAGTTGATCATACACTAGTCGTTGATCCTGAGATTAATTTAGCGGCCACATTGATTAAACTAGCAAGGCTGTAATGACATATCTAGTTAATGAAAACTGTATTAAGTGTAAGCACTTAGATTGTGTAGAAGTTTGCCCAGTCGACTGTTTTTATGAAGGCGAAAATATGCTTGTTATTAATCCTGATGAATGTATTGACTGTGGTGTATGTGAACCTGAATGTCCTGTTGATGCTATTATTCCAGATCACCAAGACGATGGCAAGTGGTTAGAAGTGAATAGTAAATACAGTAACACTTGGCCTAATATTGCAGTTAAGGATATTACTAAAATACCAGAAGATGCAGAAGAATACGCAGGTGTTGAAAATAAATTTGAAAAGTACTTTAGTGACAAACCAGGAGAATAATAGATGAGACATGAAAAAGACGGAACTCCCAAACAAATGAGAGCCAGTCATATTCTATTATCCTTTAGAGGTGCTAAAAACAGTACCCACGGAAGAGGTATTGGTGAAGCAATGGCAGAGGGTGAAAGAATAACTAATGAATTAAAACAAGGTGGAGTAAGTTTCGAGCAAATGGCAAGAGAAAATAGTGCTTGTCCAAGCGGAAAACGTAACGGTGGCGACTTAGGTTGGTTTGCTCCAGAGGACATGGTAATAGAATTTTCTAGTGCCTGTGCTAAAATACCAAAAGGAGAACTTGGTCCACACCCAGTAGTATCTCCATTCGGAGTACACGTTATATGGCGAACAGGTTAAGCGAGAATTTTCCGCAAATAAAAAATAAATTTAAAGATTGGCCAGGAGACTTTGGTCGTATTAAAATATTAGAAGACGAAATTCGCTATGCGAAATCCCAACTACAAGAGCATGACACAGGACATATCTATACTGCTATTAGTTGGTTGGAACACAGACTGAATATGTTGAAAGGAATTGAAGATGACGACAGTTAAATTAGTAAGTTTTAGTCAAGCACCAGAAGGTTGGGACGGATATGATTGTCAAGAACTAATTGCCTACTGTGCTAGGGTAAGTAATCCTGCTAACCAAATGAATAGCGAAACAAGTGAAAAACTTATTAAGTATCTGATTAAACATCAACATTGGTCGCCTTTAGAGATGGTTAATGCTTGTTTAGAAATTAATACTACACGCGATATTGCACATCAAATTGTAAGGCATAGAAGTTTTAGTTTCCAAGAATTCAGTCAACGTTATGCAGATCCAGAGGATCAAGGCGATTTATTTGAATATAGTGAGGCAAGACTTCAAGATACAAAAAATAGACAAAATTCAATTGAAGTAGATGATCAAAAATTACAAAGAGAATGGGAATGGGCACAGATGCGTATTGCCAATCTTGCAAAAAAAGAGTATGACTGGGCAATTAAAAAAGGTATTGCTAAAGAACTTGCTCGTAAAGTTTTGCCAGAAGGTTTAACAAAGACTAGATTATATATGAACGGTACACTTCGTAGTTGGGTACACTATATTGAACTACGTGGTGCCAACGGAACACAAAAGGAACACATGGAAATTGCTCATGCCTGTGCTGAAGTAATTGCAGACGTATTTCCATTAATGAAAAGTTTATGAAAACCCCAGAACCAGTAATATTTTTTGAAACAGAAAATTGGGCCGTAAGGAAACACGCACCTATTAAATCTGCTAAAGAATTTTTACCTAAGGAATGGTTGGATATTCCTACATATAACGAAAAAGCAGATAAGCCTATTGACGGCAAAAAATCTGTTCGTGCTTGTCCTGGTATAGGTGACTATATGCAAATGGGATATGTCATTCCGGCTTGGTGTGATATGGACATAATGCCTAGTGAAGATGGACAATATGTTGAAACACGTTATTCAGACCCAGATTATAATGGTGCATATCACCCTGCAGACCAAGTAGGTAATAGTTTTGTTAAAAAGTTTGGTGTAAGGACTGCGGTTAAACTAGACTGCCCATGGAAAATATGGAGTAAACCAGGTTGGAGCCTATTATATCAACCAATGTGGTTCCATCAAGAAAAGAACTGGGAAGCAATACCAGGTGTTATTGATCATGACTTAGGTGCTTTGATAAGTCCTATTAACATAATGTTGAAAAAATCAGAGTTGACCCATATCAAAATGGGTGAGCCTATATGCCAAGTTATTCCTATCAAGAGAGAAACAGTAGTTGCACGTACTGGTGCACTATCTGAAACTGCCGTGAATAGACACAATGCAATTATTAAACAATTAAAAATTGTTTTTGCAGGTTGGTCTAAATGGCAACACGCAAAGAAGACCTATATCGTAGATAAAAACGATACAGATCTTCCAGGTGATAATTAATCGTCTCCGTATATCTCTAAAACTTCTTGTACTGCTTGATGTCTTTCGATATCGTTATGACTAAATCTCACTATGTCAATGTGCTTGGTTGCGTGATATGAATCTAATTGCTTTATAAAATCTAGCAGACCGTTGTTTTTCATTCTATCTGCTTGATGCAAATCTCCAGTTACTACCATCTGCGATCTCTCTCCAATTCTTGTTAGTAACATTTTCATTTGACTTGCTGTTGCGTTTTGCATTTCATCTGCAACAATAAATGCTTTCTTAAAAGTTCGACCACGCATATAACTTAAAGGTGCAATTTCTACTACACCATCATAAATCATATTTTCAATTTCTTTTTTATTAAAATACTCTGTAAATACATCGAATATTGGGCGGGTCCAAGGTGCCATCTTGTCTTCCATTGACCCAGGTAAGAAACCTAAGTCTTCGTCAACACTAACGGCTGGTCTTGTTACGATAATTTTGTCAACATTACCTTCCTTAAACTCCTTAATAGCCACCTGTACTGCTATAAGTGTTTTACCGGTTCCTGCAGGACCTATTCCAAAAACTATGTTTTTGCTCGTGTCTAACAGTTTTAGCATATATGTTTCTTGGGATTTGTTTCTAGGAAGTATATTGACGTGTTTATTTGCTTGTTTAAAACTAATAACATTGTTATTAGAGTAATGTTGCCTTTTGGCTTTTTTTGCACCCATTAAGTCCTCCTTTATGAGTTAATCACTATAGACTGCAAATATGTGTCGTAAACACACAATCGCAAGTGTCTACAAAAATATTTACCATGGAAAGCCAAAGACAAAACTACATACATATGGATTAATCTCTGATAAATAAGTGTATAAAGAACAGGTGAACAAATGCACGACGTTTTAAACATAGTAAAAAACATAGAAAGCATATATGAAAGCGATACTGCCCTAGCAGTATTAAAGGACTTTGAACGAGTCTTAGATGAATTAGACATATATGTATATGAAAACTGGGCAGATGGTGAATTAGTATCAGGACCTAATATAGAAAGACATTGGGTTTGTGCTGAATTTATGTGGCCAAGAGATAGAATGCCTGATCCTAGAGGCGGTAAAAGATTATTAGATTATGACTGCCAAGTATCCTATGAAAAAACAACCATTGTTAAACCAAGACAAATTAAAGACCCAGATGATATACGTCCTGGCACTAAAAAAGGCAAATTAGATAGACAACCTATATGGGTAGTAAAAATTAAAATGCCTAAAGATTTAATCATAAACATTTATAGTGGTTATGCAGAACAATTAGATTTCACAAAAGAACCTGCAACTGCAAGTACACAACCAGCAGTAGATAATGTACCTCAAGAAGCAGAAGCAAGTGCTGAAGGAACAGTATAATGGGATTACAAGCAAACGATTTAAAAGATTTAGTATTTAGAATTTTTGAAGTAGATTCATACAAGTCCAAAATGGGCGAAGATAAAGATATTGTTGTATTAAGTTTCAGTTGTATGACTGAAGCAAGTGCAAGAGATTTAGAAAACTTTATTGAAAAAGGTTATCCACACGTATTAGATGCAGATGTATCAAGTGGTGAACAATCAGACGGAACATATAAAGTATTTGTTGAACTAGAACGAATGAAAGATGTTCCAAAACAGATATTTGAAATAGTTGATGGAGTAAAACTTTTAACAGGTATTCCAGAAATGAAATTCAGATACTACAAGAGTTTTAAATCTATGCCAGCAGAAGAAGGCATACTAGGTGAAACTATTCCTTTAGATAAGGACTCTTATGAAATAAAAGTTAACGAAAATCCTATGGAAAACTATAAGCATTTCTTTAATAGAAGTTATGTAGACAGCATAGATGTTATTAACGAAACACTAATTTTCCAAAAAAAATGGGCAGAGCCTATTAAATTTGAAATATTAGATTTTGGAACTAAAGAACAAATTGGTAAAACAATTAAAGAATCTTACAACTCAAATTCCTTTGCTGAAGTAATCTTCCTCACTAAATATATTGGAGACTATGACATTCACAAGTATGGTGAGAAGTTTCTAATAGATGAAAAAGATCACACACTTGTATTAAAACGACAGTAAGGATTAAATTATGCGATTATCGAAAAATTTTACGTTGACTGAATATACAAAAAGTCAAACAGCACTCAGACAGGGTATAGACAATACTCCTGGTGATGAGCATTTAGAAGCGGCAAAGACACTATTTGAAAAAGTAGTGCAACCAGTTAGAGATAACTTTGGACCAACCGTTATTAATTCAGGATACAGAGGACCTGAACTAAACAAAGCAGTAGGCGGTAGTGCAACTAGCCAACATTGTAAAGGTCAAGCAGTAGATATTGAAATTCCTGGTGTAGCAAACTACGATATAGCAGAATGGATCAAAGATAATTTAGACTTCGATCAAGTAATTTTAGAATTTTACACTCCAGGTATTCCAGATTCAGGTTGGGTTCATGTGTCATATAACAACACAGGCGAGCAACGAAAGTCTGTATTAACAGCAATGAAAGAAAATGGAAAAACAGTATACAAACACGGACTTATCGCATAGTTGTCAAAACTGTGGTCATGAAAAACATGACGGCCCACTATGGAAAGAATTTACAGATGGTGATGGCAAAGTCATAATGATAGAAGTTTGTAGAATTTATAGAGGAAAAAATGTTTAGTGCAATCAGAATAGGTTTAATACTTGTAGTAATAGCAGGTGCTGGTGGAGGTTTTATGTATGTTAAGAACTTACAAAAAAATCTTGCTATCAGTGAAGCCAATAATGCTAAACTAGAGCAAAGTGTTGAAAGTCAAAAAGCAGTAATTACCCAAATGAAAGCCGATTTTGAAGCACAGGCAAAGATAAACAAAAAACTTACTGAACTAAACGAAACTTTAAAGAAAGAATATGCCGCACTTGACCAACGTTTTAATAAAATAAACGGTAAAGGTGAAGTACGAGACATAGGTAAACTTGCTGAAGAACGAACTAAAGCAGTTGAAAGAATTATAAACAAAGGAACTGTCAATGCACAACGTTGTGTTGAAATTGCAATGGGCAGTCCATTAACGGAGAAAGAGATCAATGCAACTAAGAAGTCTGAAATCAATTCTGAGTGTCCTAGTATTGCTAACCCTAACTACGTTCCTTACT